AGCAGGGGGCCATATGCGATCGTGTTCGCGCCGCCCTCTCGAGGACAGCGCCGCACTCCTAGATGTCAGTCTCGTCTATAGAGAGAGACTCGATAACCCACGGGTAGGGGGTGGCACCCGGCAGTGCGGAAGCAACGAGGTCAGCCATGCGTAGTCGGTCGTTGCTCCCGACGAGGTCACGCACCAGGGTGCGGACGGGCTGACGTGTGGTGACCGTGTTGTGTGGTGCGACGAGTTCGTCGTCACGCTCACGACGATAGACAGACGCCGCGATTCGGCTGCGGTTGGCAGCACGCTGAGAACGCCAAGTCATGTGATTGTCCTCCAGCCCAACGAACGGCCAACGAGCAGGGCGGGCTAGCTCCCTACGAGGCCAACGAGGCGATCGCGAAGGCAACGAGTGCCCTGGCGATCGCCACGCGAGGATCCGCAAGAAGAATGCGAGGCCGGCACTGCCGGCCCCGCACCCTGGGGCGTTACTTCGCGGCTGCCGCGTCCAGTGCGCGAGCAAGCGCACCGGTCTGGCCGGGACCGCGATGCGAGCGGAAGTTGCGCACCATGCACGCGTTCTCCGCCACGATGGCATCGGCGTTGCTCTTGCGCACCGCCGCGAGCCATTCCTTCGGCCATCCGTTGACCTGGCGCAACACCGCGATGGCGGCATCGCGAGACTCTGCAAGGACCATGCCCTGTGCCGTGGCCTTCTCGAGAGTGATGGGCGAGAACTCGCGCCCGCATGCGCAGACGAGAGGATGCTTCGCCGTGGTCGTCGCAACGCTTGCGACCAGAGACTGCCCGAATGTCGACATGATGTCGCTCCCATAGGCTCCCGCGAAGGCTCGTGCGCGCACTGTGCACACACCTCCCCTTCGGTAATAGGAACATACCCTAGTCGATCATGGGTCCCAACCCCAGGATGCTTATGGACTATCGAGTGTCGTAGCAGAAAATCCCCCGCACAGGCCACGGGAGCCTCGCACCTACGTAACACACATCGTGTACCATGTGTGCAACACCCGATGGGTGGGCTAACGGTGGAGGACCGATGACTCAAGACGGCGTGGTCGAGATCCTTGGCGAGATCAGGGACATCCTGAGACAGATGGAAGTCAGGCTCCAGGACATCGAGGCATCTGCGGGGGCACAGGAAGTGAGCCTCGCCTCGCTCGTGAATACCAATCGTCTCGGCATCATGTTCAGTGGGTTCGCACTGGGTAACCGTCTCGCGGACCTGAAGCATGGGACTCCGGGGCTGAAGGAACAGGAGGAGTTCTGCCAGAAGGCATTCACGCTCGCGGCGACTGCGCTCGAGCGCGATTCGGGGGACAACGATGGGGAGATGATCGTTTGAGTACAAGGTTGGTGACCGAGACGGCCAGGTTCTACTTGGGAGAGTTGGCCGGTCGGGCGACTCTCGAGGAAGAGGCACTCACGAGCATCCTGTATGACATCGAGCAGGCCACGATGAAGTGGACGTGGCAGAACATCCGCGACACCATCCGTGCGCTGCGCGATTCTGGCGAACGGACGGACGCAGACATCATCGCCCTTCTTCTTGGAGAGAACGATGGCTGAGATGTTCGACAAGTGGGAGAAGGAATCGATGCTCTGCTCATGCAGCGTCGAGTCTCGATTCGAACTCGCGGCCCTGCTCGAAGAGGCACTCGTCGAACTCGATTGCGGGCAGGAGGATTTCCTGTCGAAGGCGATCATGTACCTGTGGCACGAGTACAACGTCAGCACCTCGTTCGCGTGCGACCAGTGGTTCGGCGTCAGCAGCATCGAGATGCTCGAGGACAAGCGGGGTCAGCCCGACATGTCCAGCAACATGTTCATCCAGTGTGACGAGGCAGAGATCGGGCTTGCCTGGACCGTCCTGTACTGGACCAAGCATGGGACCAAGCAGAACCAGGTGCTGGTGCATTGAGGCGGCTCTGGGCGCTGGTCGCAGTGTTGGCCCTGGCGTGGGCCGGGATGTTCCTCATCGGCTGGCTCTTCATGGGAGACGTATGGCAGATCTAGGTGGCAGTTGGACGACCAACTCGACGTTCGAGCTGGGGTACAACCAGTTCATCCCGTTCCGTGGTCGCGTGACGCGCAAGAGCAAGCGTGGGTCGAAGAAGTGTGTCGCCATCCGTGCTGGTACGTGGATCGGGCAGATCGCGTACTCCTACATCGCCTTCGACGGAGAGGAGATCCCGGCATCGGACGTGGCCGATGTATCCTTCTCCCAGTGAAAGGAGGTGCGTGATGGGCGTTCATTACGTCCCTTTTGCGGGTGGATCTACGTAGACGGGGTCAAGCACAAGTGTGTCGCCCTCAAGTTCGTCGAGCATGAGCATGGCAAGCAGCAGGACGACGACATGTACTTCGTCACCTGTCATGGCGCATGCGTAGAGTGCGATACGGTCGTATCGCTGCACTGGCCAAGCCCTGAAGACATCGAGGACTGCCTGGTTGAGCATCATCAGTGACTCGAAGAAGTTCGCCTTCATCCACATCCCGAAGAACGCCGGACATTCGGTCACATGGTGGCTACAGCCAAGGCTCGATGAGGGAGACATGGCCAGGCTCGAGTGGGAGACGCCAGACCCGATGGTCGGCTGGGGGCTGGAAAAGCACTCGCCGGCCATCGACTACATGGCGTGGATGGAAGCGACCGGTCGGGACTGGGACTCCTACAAGACCTTCGTCATCACGAGGCATCCAGAAGAGCGCGCCGTCGCCATCTACTGGGAGACGTGGCGCAACCGGCACAACCGAGATGATTGGTATTGGAGCCGAGCCGGTCGACGGTGGTGGATCGAGTTCGACAAGGCGGATGGGCCAGACGAGTTCATCGCCGCAGGGTTGCTTGATCCAGACAATCCGCTGAACATCCTCAAGACGCAGGAGTGGTTCAGCGTCGGCGTGTCGACCTATGTGCCCATCAGCGGCTTCGCTGACTTCCTCCCAGAGTGGCTTGGCGTCGAGGGCAGGCCGCACATCGCCCACGCCGGGAACTACCCGCAGGCCGAACTGTCCGAACGCTCGCGGGAGTACGTCGCCATGGCGTATGCCCCGGACTACGACTTCCCCTTCTAAGACAGCACCGCCGCCCCTGCCTGTTGTGTATCGCAGGGACGGCGGCTAGTCGCGGCTGTGCCATCGCGCTATGGCACATATGGTGTACACGTCGAACACGAACGTGTCAACTGTATGAGACATTCGGACTCCAGACCCCGGATGTCAACTATATGTTACGTGTTGGCAAGCCCACTAGGATTCGAACCTAGATCTTCCGGGTTGGAGCCGGAAATCCTACCGTTGAACGACGGACTCACTGGTACCCTCGAGAGGATTCGAACCTCCACCCGAACGCTTAGGGGGCGCTTGCTCGTCCATTGAGCTTCGAGGGTATGGCGGAGCCTGCACGGACTCGAACCTGCACGGGTGTTACCCCTTCACTGTTTTCAAGACAGCTAACCGCACCTATGGGAGGCTCCGTATTGGCACCCCTACGGGGATTCGAACCCCGGTCGCCAGGCTGAGAACCTGGCATCCTAGACCACTAGACGATAGGGACACTGGCGGTGCTGAAGGGGATCGAACCCTCTCCAACTGTTAGACAGACAGACGTGCGGCCACTACACCACAGCACCGTGGCGGAAGGACAAGGGATCGAACCTTGGCAGGCTTTCACCTGACTGCCGGTTAGCAACCGGGTGCCTTACCTCTCGGCCAGCCTTCCGCGTATGTGGTAGCCCTCCCCGGATTCGAACCGGGATCCTTCCCGTCTTGAGCGGGACGCCTCTGCCAGTTGGGCTAGAGGGCTTTGGTGCCGCCAGTCCGATTTGCACGGACACTGACCGGGCTTCAACCGGGCGTGCTACTGCTGACACTACAGCGGCGTTGGTGGGGCAAGTGAGATTCGAACTCACACTGGGCGGATTCTGACTCCGCTTCCTCTACCAGTTGGGATACAGCCCCTTGGGGTAATCGCTGGGACTCGAACCCAGTTACCGGGAGTCACAATCCCGTGCCGCAACCCGTTTGGCTTCGACCACCATGGAGCCCCTGCTAGGAGTCGAACCTAGACCATCTGCTTACAAGGCAGACGCTCTTCCCAAGAACGAGGGCTTGGCACCGCGTGCCGGATTCGAACCGGCGTCGTCGGGATTGAAAGTCCCGCATCCTGGACCACTAGACGAACGCGACTTGGTACTCCTGGGAGGACTCGAACCCCCGGCGCGCTGGGTGTAAACCAGCCGTTCTAGCCGCTGAAACTACAGGAGTATGGAGCTCCAGCAGGGAGTCGAACCCTGAGATGCTGATTACGAAACAGCAGCCCGACCATCGGACAAGAGCTTGGCTGGCACGCCTGGATTCGAACCAGGCCCGGATGGTTAACAGCCAACCGTGCTACCGCTACACCACACGCCAGTGCATTTGGTAGGTCCGGAGGGAGTCGAACCCTCAATCCGCATGGGCAACAGCCTCTCAGACTGCCGTGTATACCATTCCACCACGGACCTATGGTTGCAGCCGGGGGAGTCGAACCCCAAGAGGAGGGGTATGAACCCTCCGTGATCTCCGGACCATAACGACTGCGATGGAGCCTCACCAGGGAGTCGAACCCTGCCTGCCTCAATACCAATGAGACGTGCTGCCGCAACACTTGAAAGGCGTTGGTACTGCGACTGGGAATCGAACCCAGACCTCCACCTTGGCAAGGTGGCATCCTGGCCGTTGAGACGACCGCAGTATGGAGAGTCCGGTGGGACTTGAACCCACAACTGAGAGGGTAAGAACCTCCCGGTTTACCGTTAGCCTACGGACCCTTGGTAGGGAGAGTGAGAGTCGAACTCACGACTACGTGCTTCCAAGGCACGTCGGTTGGCCGCTACCGTACCTCCCTATGGCACCCACTGAGGGAATCGAACCCCCGTTCTCTTGGTTCGAAGCCAAGCGCCTTCTCCACTAGACCAAGTGGGTGTGTGGAAGCCTCGGTGGGACTCGCACCCACTTCAGCCGGGTTGCAGCCGGCACCTTCGACTCTTCAGATCGAGGCTATGGTGGACCCCCAGGGACTCGAACCCTGACCTTCCTGCTTGCAAGGCAAGTGTGCTTCCGTTACAACCAGAGGCCCAAGATGTAACTCCACCAGTGGCGAGTTACGTATTTGGTACTCCGTGAGGGACTCGAACCCTCAACTTCTGCTTGGAAGGCAGACGTGTTAGCCGTTGGACACCAACGGAGTTTGGCACACCCCCAAGGATTCGAACCTCGATCTGATGGTTCAGAGCCACCTGTCCTGCCCTTGAACGAGGGGTGTGTGGCACCTACGGAAGGAATCGAACCTTCATCTGCGGCTTCGCAGTCCGTCACTCTCTCCATTGAGCTACGTAGGTATGGTGGGTGCAGAGGGATTTGAACCCCCACAGCCGTTAGACCACTGGTTTACAGCCAGCTCCCCTGACCCATGAGGTCTACACCCATCTGGTAGCCCACCTGAGAGTCGAACTCAGCGATACCACGTTATCAGCGTGGCCCCGTCAACCGGCTGGGTCGCGGGCTATGTTTCTCAGCCCCGAATTGTAGGAGCCGGTCCCAAAGGAGTCAATGGAACCGGCTCCCGCAGAGGAGGAGGAGATGAACCCCGTAAGGGAACTTCTCGTGACACGATAGTAACACGAGTGTCAACCCTTGTGTATCATGGGGAGAGAAAGGAGGTGTCGGTTGACACTTCGAGAACAAGACCCGGTCGTCGTCATCACGAAGGGTGACGAAGACGAGTCGGTATCGCTCGCGGGATCTCGCCAGGTCATCGGTATCGCTCGCGGGATGATGCCGCGAATCGGTGACAAGGTCGCATTCAAGAGCAAGCTGTGGGCAGTCACTGACATCGTGTGGCATACGACCGCGATGATGAACTACGAGCCGATCGCCACGGTCGCACTCGGACTGGTCATGGGCGAAGAGAAGGAAGAGGGTCCTGATGGCGCTGCGTGATCGACTCAGCGCATACATGCGAGATGGCAAGACGGTCCACTCCCTCCAGGCGACACTCCAGGGTGGTGAGGTCCGACTCCACGAGCCGAACGGGAGAGACTCCATGTATCGTCTCGAGGAACTGAACTCTGTCGGTGATGTGATGCGGACGTTCTACATCCACAAGGACGAGATCCAGGCCATCGTTCGCGACAAGGCCCCGAAGTCGAAGAAGTGAGCGGCGAGTACACCGAGCTCATCGGCCCTCTGTATGGGAGGGTCGGTGGGCTGCCGGTCATCGTCGTTGGGACGACCGTCATCGACGGCAAGTCCGAGTGGGTGTATATCGATGACGATGGCGTCGTCCACACATGCCAACTCCAGTCCCTCACCGTCGATCTCCGGTTCCGTGAAGATATGTGGCACGACGTCAGCCCGACGATCGTCCCACCCGGAGAATCAGACATTGAATAAGATGGACATCCTGACCGTGCGTGATTTTCGCGCACGGTTCTCTACTCTTACTGAGCCGGTACAAGTCATCCGTGCACGTGGCAAGGTAGAGATCCTTGGCACGTGGTATCCAGAAAGCGTGACTGACAGCACACCCGTGCGCTATCCTGACGACGCGAAGGCATCGCCGCCCGAACGGTCGGGTCATACGAAGCGTAGTTAGGCATGCCCTGACATGCAGTATTCGTACACTTCCAGCGTCCCATTCGAGACGACGCATCGTGCGTACTACCCAGGTCGATGCAACCTCAAGCATGGTCACAGGTTCGTCCTGAGCGCGACCGTGCGCTTTGACCAGATGGACAAGGGCATCCCGCGAGGGACGTTCTATATCGACGAGCGGCTGTCGGCTCTTGCCGAAGAGTTCGACCACCGCGACCTCGATGACCAGTTGCCGGTCCAGAGCGAGATGGGGTTCACCGTCGTCCAGTTGGCAGCGTACTTCTGGGAGCGGCTCGCTGGAGAGTTCAAGAACCTGTACGAGGTATCGGTCGACGATGGGTCAGGCGCATGCGGAACAGTGACGACAAGCTAGACGTCTTCATCGTCGCGGTCGGCTCTCTCGAGCCGAACCCGTGGAATCCGAACGAGATGGACGAGGCGACCTTCCAAGCGGAGGTCGCTTCCATCTCTGAGTTCGGGTTCATCGTCCCTGTCATCGCTCGCTCTGTCGGCAAGGGGCGTTGGCAGATCATCGACGGCTTCCATCGCTGGAAGGCAGCGAAGAGCCTTGGATTCGAAGAACTTCCCATCGTCCAGATCGACGTCGACGACGATGAGGCGAAGGAACTGACGATCATCCTGAACGAGACGCGGGGGCGGGCGAACCCAGAGAAGCTCGCCGTTCTTGTCAGGGATCTCGCGACTCGGCGCGACCGTGCACGACTCGACGACATCCTTCCGTTCAACAGGGGTTACCTTGACCAGATGCTCTCCGTCAGGAGCGATATCGACTGGTCGGAGCTCGAACAGCGCCGCTCGAATCTCGAGGAGCGCCGGGAGGATACAGAGAAGTGGGTCGAGAAGACGTACCGCATGCCCGCCGCCGCAGCGCTGGTTATCGACGAGGCTATCGAGAAGGTCAAGGAACTGGAGGACGTCCCACAGGACTGGCGGGCGCTGGAGATGATCGCAGCGGACTTCCTGGGGACCTAGTCATCCTTTGCTTCGACTGCGGGTTCTCGACTGACGATTTCATCGTCTTCAACATGCATCGGATGATCTGCGATGAGCGCACCACACAAGTATGACTACGACACCCTGGAGCGTGCGTACGTTCAGGGGTCGATGTCCATCAGGCAACTGTGCAAGGAACAGGGCATCGCCACGTTCAGCACGGTCGCCGCATATGCGCGCAGGAACAACTGGGACGAGAAGCGCGAGCGATTCCAAGACCGTCTCCGAGAGGCAGAGACGAAGGCAGTGGTCACCAAGCGGGCAGATGCGCTCGCTGCCTCTCTGGATGATTCCGTCAAGGTCGCCCACAAGGCTGTCTACCGATTCCTGGACTCTCTAGAGGACAGGTGGATCCAGCATCCGAACGGTGGTGAGCCTATCCTCATCCCGGCACAAGAGATCTCGGCACGAGAGTTCACCGAGATCGTCAAGACGCTTCAGTTGCTTGCTGGCCAGCCTACCTCGCGTGATGCGCATGTTGGTGTCAACATCACTGGCGAACTTGACGCCGGTCAAGTAAGCATGGAGTTCCTGCGTGACATCGCCAACATCGCCCGAGAACGAGGGGCTGGGACAGGAACAGTTGTCTCAAGCCCTCTCCCTCGCATTGAGGGGGCTCGCAAGGTCAACTGAGGGTACTGAGGGAGTAGAGGCATACGGTGAGTATGTCTTCGGGTATGAAGCCGCTGCCCACCACAAGGACATGCTCTCCTTCATCCTCGAAGCCCTGTTCACTCGCCAGAACAGCGTCCTTCTAGAGCCACGCGGAGCGGCCAAGACGACCTGGGCCAACACCATCCTCCTGTCGTGGCTGACGAGCATGTACCCCGACCTTCGTATCGGGCTCATCAGCAATACGGCCACGCAGGCCCTCGACTTCTCTCGAGCCATCCGGTTCACCCTCGAGTCGAACGAACGGCACCGAGAGATCTTCGGAAACTGTGTCTCCAAGGAAAAGTGGAGGGACATGGAATGGCTGCATCGCGATTCCAAGTGGCACGGTTCCAAGGACGTCACCGTCTTTGCGGCTGGTACTGGTGGACCCATCATCAGCAAGCGCTTCGACGTGCTGATCTGCGACGACATCCTGGACGAGGAGAACTCAGCGACCCCGGAGGCGAGGGAGAAGGTCGCGAACTGGTTCTACCGGACGCTGCTCCCGTGTCTGACACCTGACGGAGTCGTCATCGTCATCGGGACGAGGTGGGCCGAAGAGGATTTGTACGAACAGCTCTTCACGCCGGTAGAAGACGGCGGCAAGGGCTGGCGCATGAAGCGCGTGAAGGCTCTTGAGGAGGACGAAGAGGGCAACCTGACGTCCTACTGGCCCGAACACTGGCCGGTGGAGAAGTTGCTCGAGATGCGCATCGGGCTTGGCACGCCGATGTTCATGTGCGCCTATCAGAACGACATCAGCGGCATCATGGCCGGCGATGTCTTCCAGAAGCGGTTCTTCCAGTACTTCGACTCGATGGACCAAGTGCCAGAGGGGTCGACCATCATCATGGGAGTCGACCTGGCGTCATCCGAGAAGGAACGGGCCGACTACACGGCCAGGGTCACATCGGCGCGTGCGCCGAACGGTGACTTCTACGTCCTGACGTACTACCGAGATAAGCGAGAACACAGCCACGCTGAGTTCATCCGTGACGGATACAACGCCTTCGGAGCGTCGTTGGTCGTCTGTGAGAATCAGCAGTTCCAGTCAACGCTCATCCAGGAGGTGATGCGGGATTACCCGTACATCCCCATCGAAGGCAAGCCAGCAGACCGAGACAAGACGACTCGTGCACGCGCTGTAGCCGCGAAGTACGAGGCTCACAAGGTCTACCGCCACAAGTCGCTTCAAGACACCGATTTCGAGCGCGAACTCCTGTCATTCCCGAAGGGGCATGACGATCTGGTGGACGCACTCGGATATAGCATGGATCTTGGCGGCGGCGGGATGATCTTCGGCTCACTCGACAGGAGGGGCAACCGTGGACGACGAAATGGATGACTTCACCGTCATGTTCCGCAATGGTCCACGCCAGGTCGCTCCACATGTCAAGGCGATGCTCGAAGATGCTGGCGTCATGACCATCCGCTACACCTACGAACAGGCGATCGCGATCGCGAATGAGACGTTCGTCGCTGACCACGTCTTCAACGTGCAGAGCGCCCTGCTTCAGGACCACTTCAAGGAATACGATTCATGAGGTATCGAGATCTACTCGACCCTGGGGCGAGCGGCGCTAAGGCAAGGTCGTCACTCCGGTCTACGCTGCCTGGGTTCACCCGAGCGCGTAAGACCGACCCTAACCGGGTGCCGAACATGGCCGCTGCGTCCATGACGATGACCCAGAACCAGATCGTCGGCAAGCCGAACGTCGGGATCTTCCGGAACTGGGCAGAACACTCCGAATGGGTCCGTGCGGCACTCAACATCCGACGCGACCAGGTGGCAGCCGCAGAATGGGTCGTCGAGCCCATGGACTGGGAGAAGCCATGGGACAAGGACTTGGCTGCCCAGATCACCATCCTGCTCAAGGAGCCGAATCCTATCTTCGAGGAGTGGCGTCCGTTCATCCAGGCCGTGACTGAGGACTTGCTGGTCCTCGATTCTGGTGTCATCGAGAAGGAACGCACCATCGGGGGCGATATCGCCTATCTGCATCCCGTCGATGGCGGGACGATCCGCGTGAACCGCTTCTGGAACGGCCCAGAGGACGACCCACGCTACTACTGGTTCCCAGACCACCAGATGAGGGCCACATTCCCGAACGAAGACCTCATCTACATGCAGGCGAACCCGATGACGTACCGGGTGGTCGGTTTGGCCCCCCTGGAGACGCTCCGACAGGTCATCGACGCCGAATTGAGCGGCCAGAACTACAACGCACGCCAAGTGAAGGCTCCAGCGCCTGATGGCATCCTCGATCTTGGCGAACAGGCGCGTTCTGACATGGTCGACGACTTCAAGCGCTACTGGAACGCAGAAGTGGCCGGTAGGGGCGCGATGGCGTTCATCGGCGGGACCAAGAACGCCAAGTTCATGCCATTCCGCTCGAATAACCGCGAGATGCAGTTCCTCGAGTGGCAGATGTACCTCGCACGCAAGATCGCAGCCGTCTTCGGCATGTCATTGCAGGACTTGGGCATCCCACTCGATACGAACCGTGCTACGGCCCAGGTCACGTCGGACCAGACCGACGACAGGGGCTTGCGTCCTCTCTTGGGCCTTGTACAGTCGTACATGACCCGAGAGGTCGTCCATGATCGCTCATTCGGTGGGCGAGACAACAACTTGGCCTTCAAGTTCACCTCTCTCAACCTTCGAGAGTCGATGAATCGGGCGAATGTCAACCGTAACGCGATGGCTGGCGCACCATGGGTGAAGCTGGATGAATCGCGGCGTGGAGAGGGGCGTGCGCCGGTCGGCGGCACGCTTGGCGACTCATTCTTGGCTGCGATCGGCGGTACCATCGTCCGATTCCAGACAGAAGAAGACATCCCAACGGCCCGAGAAGTCATCGAGGCCAAGAGCGCACCGGCTGCACCGCCGGAACCGAAGTAGGAGCGACATGGTTGCAACACTCACCGTTCGTGTGTACACGAGTACGAACGCGGGCACTGAGTCGAGCTCTGTCACTGGCATCGACTTGATCTCGGCTGACAACGACACGAACTCACTCGGCAATCGCCAGACGTACCCCATCACCGTGGGCACTAACTCATACGAGAAGTGGCTCAAGCTCAAGGTCGATGCTGCGCCAGACAACGCAGTCACCAACTTCCTTGCCTGGATGGACGGAGCCGTGGACTCATCCACGACGCTGTACGTCACAGGAGACTACGTGACCGGCACGACGCCGGTCGCCACCACATCCACGATCGCGACTGAAGACTTCACGAACTACACGAGCGGCAACAAGCTGACGTGGGACGCTGGTTCGTATTCAGCGACGAATGACACGACTGACTATCTCGTCCTCCAGCTTGCGGTAGACTCGGATGCGAATCCGGGCAACTGGACGCAGGAGACTGTCTCCTACTCGTACGACGAGACTTAGTCTGCGTGAAGAGGCCCCAAGCGTCCGGGGCCTCTTTACCTTTGTCCCGAAAGGGGGAGTAGTGGGCAAGCTTGCTGACGCGATCGCCTCATCTGTCGTCAAGAAGGGTCCCGTCTGTGATACGGGGAATCTCATCGACGTCATGGACCAGGAGGACGCAGCGGACCTTATCGCTGCACTCAAGGACAAGGGGATCGCAGCGACCATCATCCAGGCCAAGCTCGACGAGTTCGGCTATCAGGTAGGAGTGACGTCTCTCCGAAGGCATAGGAACCGTCTTCTTGGCAAGGGGGATGCCTGCTCATGCGACGTCGCCTGAAGGATGCCATCAATGAGGCACAGGCTGAGAGGGAGGGCCGTGACCCTCTCGTTCTAGAGCTCGAGCGGACAGCGCAGGAACTCTGGAACTCCGGGGTCGACTTCAGGGTCCAGAACGGACAGGTCTACCTTGGTGAGCGTGCCGCAGAACACGAGGCGACGATCGACCTCGGTACCACTAACAGGATGAAGTTGGGCATCGTCTCTGACACCCACTTCGGCTCTCGGTTCGAGCAGTTGTCTGCCCTCAAGGACTTCTACCGCATCGCGGAGGAAGAAGGGGTAGACGCATTCATCCACGCTGGTGACTTGGTGCAAGGAACGCCGAAGATGCACAGGGGGATGGAGCATGAGGTCCATCTGCACTCTGCTGACGGCCAGATCAACTACACCATCGACGTATACCCAGAGAGCGACATCCCGACGTACTTCATCACCGGGAATCACGACGACTCGTTCATCAACGAGTCTGGGACGAACCCGGTACGAGCAGTCACGAACGCTCGACCGGAGTTCCACTACGTGGGCCAGGATGCCTCGTATCTCAACATCGATGGGCTGCGCATCTACGTCGTCCACCCATCTGGTGGACTGAGTTACGCCAAGTCCTACCGACCGCAGAAGATCACCGAAGCCATCCCCATCGACAAGCGCACCCACATCGTCATCATCGGCCACTACCATACGTATGGCGTGTTCAAGGTGCAGGAGACGATCGCCGTGATGGAGCCCTGCTTCCAGGGCAGTTACCCATGGCTCATCCGCAAGGGCCTGTATCCGACCATCGGTGGCCATATCATGGACATCGAATACGACGACGACAGGATCACGAGGATCTCACACACGCTTGTCGACTATCCAGAGAAGGAAGACGACTTTGACACGCTCGCCAGTTCGCGCTGGCAGCGACCTGGGGCTGTGTAGACGACCGCTAAGTGTTCATTCTCAGACCGAGATTGAACGCTTACGGATACACGGAGTGCGACTCTCCGTCAGCTCCACCAGCATTCACCCAGCCCCGGAGGAAGCGCCCACCCCTCCGGGGCTTTCCTGTACTATCCGGCCATGTCACTCATCGTTGTCACGCCATCGCGTGGTCGACCACAGAAGGCTCTAGAGTCGTACGAGAAGTTCTTGGAGTACAAGAGCCTCGAGGACACGAAGATGGTGTTCGTCGTAGACAAGGACGACGATACGTTCGACGAGTACGTCAAGACCATGGTCCCGATCGTCTCGTATGACCACTCAGGCGGTGGGATGGGGCCACCCATGAACGCAGCCGCAGCCGACCTGGCTCCGATGTATGAAATCGTGGGGTTTCTCGGTGATGACCACCGATTTCGCACACGATATTTTGACGAGCAGATCGAGACGGCACTCGCGGGTGGTGGGTTCGCCTATGGCAACGACCTCGCACGCAAGGACATCCCGACACAGGTCTTCATCACCAGCGACATCATCCAGGCCCTCGGCTACTTCTGCCTTCCGGGTGCATACCACCTGTACCTTGACAACACGTGGGCTGACCTTGGGAATGGCGCTGAGTGCCTCTACTACCTCCCCGACACCATCATCGAGCATGCCCACGCGTTCTATGGCAAGGCGCAGATGGACGAGGGATACGAGCGCGTCAATCACCCGAGCATGTACCAGCATGACGCGCAGATCTACCGCAAGTGGGTAGAGTCAGGTCAACGGGAACGAGACATCGAAACAGTGAGGAAGTGCCTCTAATGGCGAAGATGACGGTAAGGCAGACCTTCGACGAGATCTACCGAGAGAATAGGTGGAACGGGACAGACTCAAGGTCGAACGGCCCAGGCGGGACCGTATACGCGAGGAGGTTCGTCGCCCCAGCCATCGCTGACCTCGTCAGCAACCTTGGCGTCACGTCCGTGCTTGATGTCGGGTGTGGAGAGACATACTGGCAGCCGGAACTCCCCGGTTACATCGGGATCGACGTCAGCAGTGTCGCCATCGAGGCAGCGAAGGAGCGTCATCCAGACTGGGACATCCGCCTCTGGTCCCCGAATGATGAGCTGCCGGTCGCGGAGTTCGTCATCCTGCGGCACGTCCTCCAGCACATGACTCCGAGTTCCGGAAAGACCCTCGTCGAGCGAATCAAGGACATGGGGGCTGCATATCTCGCGGCCACGACATACGACAACGGCGACAACGGGGCCGGGTTCGAGCGTCCGATCGTCGAGGGTGGTGGCTATTGGCCAGACCTTCGAGTCGAGCCATTCGGGCTGGGAGAGCCGTCCGTTTCCATCGAGGACGCAGCCAACCCCAGGCCGAAGCAGATGGGTGGTCGACTGGGCGTGTGGACCTTGCTGTGAACGTCCTTATCACCGGAGCCGCTGGGTTCCTCGGAAGGCACTTCACGAAGTTCCACATGGACAAGGGAGACAAGGTTCTAGCGGTCGATAACATGTCGAGTCCGTACGCCGTCTACGAGACGTGGGTCACGGAACTCGATGTCCGTGACCTCGTAGAGGAATACACCGCAGACGCGTTCGACCGCATCTACCACTTCGCGGCCCTCGTCGGTGGGCGAGAGAAGATCGAGATGGACCCGCTCTTCAATGCGGACTCGCTCGAGCTCGACTCCATCTTCTTCAGGTGGTGCGCCGCAGACCCTCCGATGGGTCCGGTCGTCTATCCGTCGTCATCGGCTGTCTACGGCGTCCGACACCAGGGCGTTGACGGTGAATCACTCGACGAGCATCTCTTTCACCCGTCTCAACTTCGCTGGGACTCCCCAGACGAGGTCTATGGGTTCGCGAAGATGGCGGGCGAGTTCTTGGCCATGAAGGCAGCGGGATACGGGGTGCACACACTGTGTATCCGTCCGTTCAGCGGCTACGGCGAAGACCAGAGCATGGAATACCCGTTCCCATCGATCGCACGACGCGTCAAGCGACGTGAGGACCCGTTGCTCATCTGGGGGCATGGCGAACAGGTCCGTGACTTCGTCCATGTCGACGATATCGTCGGGGCGACCGATGCGAGGCTCAATGGGACGCTTCGCGGGTATGACTCGATGAATATCGGCACTGGTATCGGCACGAACTTCCTCGACCTTGCGTCACAGATGGCATTCATCGCCGGATACGCCCCGAACATCGAAACGATGCCAGACAAGCCGATCGGCGTCCTTCACCGTGTCGCTGACGTGACCAACATGTTCGACTACTACATCCCACAGGTCACACTCGAGATGGGCATCAGGAGGGCCCTGGGTGAGTGAAACGAGCGGCTTTTCGCTCCCTCTAGAGGACGCGATCGAACTCTCAGGGCTTCCGTACCCACCATATGAGCCGCATCGCGATATCACGTTCGCCATCGTCGTCTGGAATGATGCGGGCCGGCTGGATGCTCTCTTGCGTCATGTAAGGCCACACTTCGAGACGCTGGCCGTCGTCGTCCAGGAATCGCCGGATGACACGCTCCAAGTCGCCCGAAACTTGGCCGATATCGTCATGATCGACAACTGGCGTGGATATGGCGACAAGTCCTTCGGGCCGATCCTCCTTCCGCAGATCTCTACGCGATGGACCTTCAAGTGTGATGCGGACGAGTGGCCCGACCAAGAGTTGCTCGATTCGCTCCATCTTGCGAGGTGGGATGCCCAGCGGAGGGGCATCAAGGGAGTGTGGGTGCGCTTCAGGTCGTGGATCGAGGACAACGAGTACGAAGAGCAGCACTCTCATCTTCGCCTCTTCGAAACAGAGGTCGGATGGCCAAGCACACTGCACTCGCGCCCACCGGTCGACAACGGCATCATCTGGACATCTGGCCACATCCACCACAGGCGTTCTCTTGACGAGATGATCCTCGACTACCTGAGTTACTACCGGGTGGGCAAGGGAAATGTCGGATGGGACGCCCACAACAAGTTGATGATGCGCTCCGCAACGAGTGGCGTTGCGAAGAGCAAGGGATGGTCGTACGTGAAGTCGTACGCATGGTGGCCAGATGTCTTGGCTATCGCGTACGATGGCGTGGACCCGGAGAACATGACCGGCTAGGATAACTGCTGGCCATAGTGGCCAGAAGGAGAACCAATGGCAACCGTTACCATCCGGTACGAGGATGACACCTCGAACCCAGTGGCGACCCTCACTGCCGTTCACATCAACGCCAACTCTGTCGACGGTGTGGATGAGACGACGAATGCAGAGGTTCGCTACTACCTGAGTGCAGAGTGCACTGGCCAGGACACCGCAAAGTCACCGCAGTTCAGCGGCGACTTCGAGTGGGACGGATGGGTCTTTCCCGCAGCGGGAAGCTGGACCCTCCATCTTCGCCAGGTATCTGATGACTCGTCAGTAGCCGACCTCGCAGTGACCGTGGACGCCGCTTAGGGATCACTCCCGGCTACAGGAGAAGAATGGGCGAACTCAACGTCCTCTCTCGGTCAGAACGACCGATCGGAACCATCGCTACCCTGTATCAGGGGATGGTCGCAGGCGAGACACTTGTTTCCTATATGCGGATGGACACCACGTTCGCCCGTGGGCGCGACCCCGACGTCTTGTACGTCAAGGGGTCGCAAGTCCCTGCCCAGCGTAATGCCGCAGTCCACCGGATGCGTGGCGACTGGCTCATCTTCATCGACTCCGATATGGAGTTCGAGCCCGACTCCGTCAAGCGCTTGGTAATCTCCTACGAGGTACTGAGGGCTAAGGTCGAAGGACCGGTCATCTTGGGTGGGTTGTGCGTTCGAAGGTATCCACCGTACCAGCCGACGATGTTCAGGGCGGTGGACATGAACGACGGCCCATTTCGCGTGATCGAGGAGTGGGGTGATGTTGACTACGTCGAGTGTGACGCGACGGGAATGGCGTTCGTCCTCATCGAGCGAGCTGCATTCGAGGCCATCATGGGTGGCCCGATGCCAGAACTCGAAGAGCGGACGCAGCTCCATCCTTGGCCCTACTTCGAGTGGATCGGTCAGATGGGCGAAGACCTTCGCTTCTGCCTCAAGGCCAGGGCCGCAGGAGTACGGGTCTTCGTCGACCCCTCCATCAGTATCGGTCACGTGAGCCAAGTGGTCGTCGACGTCAATGACTTCTGGCGACACATGGCGACCAGGGATGAGAAGTCGTTCTCTGACAACAAGACCGTGAACGACCACTTCGGCCTTCCAACGCTGACACGAGAGAAGGCTGTTGAACTCCTCGGTTGATATCCGCGATATCAAGTGGTCTGGTGACGCCCCTGTCTTCTTGGTCCATCGACGCTGGAGGAGGTGGCGTCGAAAGGAGACGTTCTTCAAGGAGGACGGCAAGCCATACAAGAAGTGGGTCGTCTACAAGAAGCTCCGCACCAACATCATCGACCTCAACGAGCGAGGATGGATCGACAGGCGTGGGTATCTGCTGAAGTTCAGCGGTGTCCTCATGCTCTGCGCCAAGGAGCGCATCAACACGACCGGTATCCGGCTCCCCTTGGCATCCGTATCTATCGGCCCTGGCGAGGTAGCGTTCTGCTATCGTCACGTCGTCAGCCTTGTCTATATCTCGAACGACGGTCCACAACAGCAAGTCCCGACATACGTTCTGGGCAAGGAAGGACCGCGAGGTAGGTATGGCGTGGCTGTCTTTCCTAATGGTATGGTTGTCCCGCTTTCCGACGTGGATCGGATTGGTGACGTCATCAACAAGGGTTACCTCTAGGAGAGGGCCTGGTTCTACAGCCTCCTAGGAGCTCAACCCGATGGCTATTGCCGACGATTTCGAGATCCAGGCCGATAAGGACATCCGGTACACGGGCTCGACTGCCAACTACACGGTTCTCGAGTTTCACCAGTGGCTCCAGGATGCTGCCGATGACGCGGCTGGAACTCCGGACGACTACATGGACATCACGAAGGCCACGCCTTCTGACAAGTCGTTCGACACCATCATCAACCTCATCAACGGGTACAACATCGACGACACCACTGCGCAGCATCTGTACAACGGCTCGATCATCCAGTACGGCGGTGACGAGATCTACGATGGCTTTGCGGTCGTTGCCCCTGCTGGTGTGTACGTGTACGCACTCCAGGATGGCGCAGTCGTGACCCCGAACTTCTGGACGACCGGACTCAACGCCGATGCTGGCGCTGGCCTCTCGCACCAGTTCATGCTCAAGGTGCGCACTGGTGGTCAGGACATCGATGGTCGACGCCTCATCTTCATGACCCGTGAGTTCAACTACACGTACCTCGAGTACACCGTGAACGGCTCTGCCCGTGGTGTGAACGTGGTGCCGTTCACCGGTTGGACCGACGACCTCTTCAACCAGACCGCTTCTGGCTCGATGACCTCGAGCCCGTACAGCGATGTCGCCCTTGACAACGTCGGCTACACGCCGCTGGACGTCAATGCCGACCTCGCCAACGAGTACTACTACGCCGAGTGGGACCTCAACGGAGCGTCCGTGCAGAACGGATACGAGCGCTGGAAGTACCTCACCCGACGTGGCGAGACGAACACTCTCTATGGCCTTCCTGGCGAAGTCTTCCGTGGCATCACCCATGAGATCACCGTAGACAACGGCAACGGTGGCACTTGGGTCGAGCCAGAGGAAGTGACGTGGGCCACTGGAACGGGCCAGTTGCTGGCGGTGAACAACACCACCGCTGCATCGGCCACGATGATGTGGATCCAACTCCTGACCGGTGTCGCTCCGACCGATGGCCAGACCATCAGCGGCGCGACTGCCACGAATGAGGTCAACGTGACGGTCGATACCGTCGCCGTGTCTGCTCCGTTCTGCGGAACCTCGACCGGCGCGAACATCATCGGTGCATATGGCTTCGGCATCCAGCCGACAGACATCGCTACATCCGATACCTTGACCGCCCTCGATGGCTTCCCGTACAGCCCACCGAACTATGTGACCTTCACCGTTGGTGGCTTGGCGACAGGCGAGGACTATGTCTTCGTGGCACCGCTTGGATACCGCTTCCAGTACGACAACGAGGGCGGCACTCCACCGTTCGTCGTTGGAGAGACTCTGACGTTCAGCACGCCAGCAACGGCTGTGGTGGCCCAGGTCATCGACTGGGGCGCATACGGTGAACTCACGACCGGCCCGATCCTGACTGGAACGCTCCCGTTGAACAACGACACGTTCACTGGTGGCACCAGCAACGCGACCGGCGACGTGAACGGTACGGTGGTACCGGACGCGAACCTCCGACAGTTGATCCTCAATACATCGCTCTCAGCGACCAACGAGACTGCTGTGGTGGTCACCACGTCCATCCCGACAGATACCCCGTCAAGCGGGACCATCCGCGTTCAGCGTGATAACGGTGTCTACTCGAGGATCCCGTACTCGTCATGGTCGAGCAGCACGTTCACCATCGGGTCAACGGACTTCTCGTCGAACAACGCGACTGCGCCGAGCAACGTGTTCATCTCCTACATCGACACGATCTGCGGGTCTGATGAGGAATCGTTCGTTGGCATCTATGCAGCCAACAGGAGCTTGTTCATCAGGGTTCGCGACGGAGGTGGGTCACCGATCAAGACCTTCGAGTCGACCGGTACTCTCACGAATGCCGGTGGTACAGCGACCGCCGTTCGAACTTCGGACGCCGCTTCGTAACGGGTGGGGGGGCGCAAGCCCCCCTCCTCCACCCTGGAGGTGCTAAATGGCAACCCCTACACTGACCCTGATCAACAACGGTGGTCTGACTGACGGCGTACTCAGTAACGCCGACACCAACACGGGGTGGACCGACCTCACCACCCCTGACCCGGACATCAAGGTCCAGGGAACGAACTCGGCCAGCGGTATCGGTCGTGCCAACAACGAAGACGAGTACTACGACAGCACGACCGCTCCAGTGACTGCTGCTGGCAAGGTGTGGCGTTGGTGGACTCAGAACGTCAACGTTCCGTATATGGGCACGCTCGCCGGGGCAGACCCGTACGAGATCCTGTTCTACGACGGAACGACGACGACCCGAAGGGCATATCTCGGCTCTGACACCTATGAGGGTGGATGGGTCTATGTCTTCCAGGACATGGACCTCGTGACTACCGGAAACGGGTGGACCAACAACATCACGCTGGCGAACGTCCGACGCTGGGGTCATACGACCGGCCACACGGTTAACGCCAAGAACGCCATCAACGTCTGGGGCGACGTGATGCGGTACATGGATGGGTACTACATCACTGGTGGCTCGTCCGGTGACAAGGTACTGCTCTCGAACGTATTCGCCGTCGACATGAGCAACACCTATGCCTATGGCATCGTCCAGCGAAGCCGTGGCGTGTACTTCGGTAC